CAGCGGTTGGGTCCTGATAACCAGCGGTGCCGGGTGCGAGGTCAACGACGCTCGTGCCGCCCTTGAGGACCTGAGTGGTCTCAATGAAGACTACGTCGTACAGGCGACCGATCTCACCGAGCATGAAGTTGCCGGGGGCGGCGTACTTCGTGACTTCGATGAACTCGGGCCAGTCACGCAGTGAACGGCTCTGCGACGGGTGAACGAAGCAGACGTAGGTGTCGCCCAGACGGGGGATGTTCTGGCTGGCGAGAACCTCAACAGCGTCCTTGATGGCCGCTGGGCTGAGGTAACCGGGAGCCGAGGCGCTGCCGAGAGTACCGGCATCGTAGGGGCTGATGCTGCCACGGCTGGCGGCGGCGGTACGACCGAACACCACGCTTGGGGCTACAGCAGCGCCACCACCGAAAGGAACGCCGGGGGCGTACAGGGTGTTACGGGCCTGAACGTCCATGCTCTGAGCCATGTGGCGACCGAGGAGACGGCTCGCTGAGGCCATTACGTCATCGAATGATGCGTTGAGCAGGAGTTCGGTTACCGCAACAGCCTGTCCCTGCTCACCAACGGTGATCTGGATCTGGCTGGCCGAAAGAGCCACTGGCTCCATACGGACACCCTCTTCAAGGGTTGCACCTGCGCTGTCATCTACCGACAGGTTGGTGTAGCGCATGAAGTTGATGGTGAGACCGGGCATAACGCCAAGTTCAGTCTTCTTCACGGCGAACTGCTCAAAGCGCAGTACGGGCATTGCTTGGAACAGGATCTCCTTTGACCAGATCTGCTGGATAGCAGGGCTGAGGCCACCTGAGTTGCTGTTGTCATATCCGGTGATGCTTGACAGGTTCTGTGAACCAGTAATTGCACCACCTGCGGGGGCGGGTAGGGCCATTGTTGTTTCCTCCGATGGAAGTTGGGTTATTGGGTATTGGGGTTAGAAGCGGCCTCGTGAATTACGAGTTGCCGCCATGAGCCTCTCACGCATCTTCACATACTGATCCATCGGCATATTGCGGATATCATCCGCACTCATCGTTTGGTATTCCGTTTGGTTTTCCAGTGGCCCGGTCGGGGGAGCCGTTACCGGCGCACCCCGCAAGCGGCTCTGCTGAGTCGCCTGTTGGATACTCTGAATAATAGCATATGAGCGTTCACGAAGTACTGCGATGGAGCCTTCGATCTCGTCTTCGCTATTGCCAGAAATGAGATCACGAAGTTCAGGGATAATGGTCTCCTGCTCTTCGGTGATGCGACGCTGACGGTAGTGCTCAATCTGCTGGATCTGGCGCTCCTTCTCCAGAAGGGCTTCCTGCGCCTGACGCTGACGCTCTACCTCACTAAGGCGACTGGTGAAGTCGTCCTCAATCTGACGGATTCGTGAGTTGAACTCATCCTCTCGCTTGGCGAGAAGTTCCTTGGCCGACAGTTCCTCAGCCTCACGCTGGCGTAGGATTTCCTGCTCCTGACGGGCACGCTCTTCGGCCTCACGGCGGGCTTCCTCACGCTCTGCGGAGATGAGGGACAACTGCTCCTCAAGGGTCTTCACTCGGGTCGATTCCTCTTCCAAGCGCTTATAGAGTTTGTCCTTCTCCTGCCGACGGATGGCAATTACGTCTTCCTCTGAGAAGACCCGCTTGCTATCCTCAGCCGGGATGGGCTGCTCTACCTCAACAGTAATGCTGTCATCAGCATTTCGTGCCATATCTGATTACCTCACTGGTTGGTCAATTACTGACTTTGATGGAATGACGTTTTATTATTCTTCGTCTGGGACTCTACGTTGAGCGAATCGTGCTCCGTAGGCCCGTTGCACAATGTTATTCATCATACCCATACCAGCATCGCTGACTTGGGTACCGGGAAGCGGCCCTTCGGCCCCTTCTGCGGTTGTTACATTAGCACCATTTGAAGGTGCTGGTGAGGCGGTACCGTCCGGTCCCGGAACCATTCCGGTAGCCATCATTACCGCCTGAGCGATCTGAGACTGAACCATATTGAGAGCGCCCTGATCGATTGAATCGTCAAGGAGTTCCTCAAAGATCTCAGCCATCTTCTCGTTCGGGAACTCTTCTCCCAGAATCTTGAGAGCGCCCTTCTTGGACTCCAGACCGAGAGCCATCTTGGCCTGTACCTCGTTGAGTTTGATAAGAACATCAACAGGCAAGGGTTCGGGCCAGTGGATCTGAGTCTGATAGGTCAGAGGATCACGAGGGTCCAACTGTGGGAGTTGGTCTGGCTCTGGCATTGCCGACGACAGAGCGTCGTAGGTCAACATCTGAGGCTCAAACACCGCAGCGGTACGAATGATGATCTCGTTGATCCGCTCTAGACCCTTGGTGAAGTGGACCTTTTTCATGTTGTAGCGGTTCATCATTGGCTGGTACTGAATAGCCAGAGCCACACCGCTGGTGTTGGAGATCGGCTGCATCTGTCCCAGAGCCGTCTCTGGAACGCCAGTGATTTCATGCATTGAACGCTTCAGGAACTGGATGTACTCCAGAGCACCAGACATCTCTCCACGGGACTCAAGGTTGAAGACGTTGGCATCCTTGGGGAGACCGGCCCAGACCTTCTTCGGTCCACGCTCTAGTTGAGCGGCCTTGGCACCAGTGATGATGGTGACCGGAGCAGCGTGATAGTTGATGATGTCCGATACTTCGGTCATCTTCTCATTGAGTTCCCGGTTCAGGGGAATGATGTCCCAGATATCACTTTGGCCCCAAGGGCTGGACGAGATCGTCGTATTGGGAATGTGTACTACCGGAATGAGTCCAATAGCGTTCTCATACTGGTCGATCATCTCATCATTGATGTACTGCTCAACCATTTCATCCGTAATGATTTCCGTAAAGGTATAGACCTGACGGGTACCCTCAGGAGAGGTTCCCCAGAATCGATACTTCAACTTGAACCGGATGATTCGGCTTCGGTCGTGAGGGTGGTACTCAGGGAAGCACGATGATGGGTTCAGCGGAATGAGACGAATCTTCCCCGGAATCTGAAGACCTAGGGGATCGACGTACGGCTCCTCATATGCGATCTTGACGAAGCAGTCACCAGTTACTCCAGCAAGTTGTCCCATCTCCCAAAGGACGAAGTGCTTGCTGTTGTGCTGTTCCCACACGGTCTGAAGAAGATGAGGGATAACCGCACCGTTCTGCTCAGGGACATTGAACTGAACGCCCTTGCCGAAGGTGAAGTTGGTGATGTAGTCCGACATGGTGCGGACATAGTTCATGGTGATGTTCTGCTCACCAAGTTCACGGCGGTATGACCAGTGGTGGCCCAGATACCAAGCCCAACAGGCCGAATAACGATTCAACCGGGGACCGTGAACCTCAAACTCCTCGTCGGCCAGTTCGACCAGACCAAGGGGTGAAATAGCGACGGTAAGGTCGCTAGAGGATGCCCTATAAGATGGTGACCAGAAGTCAACAGCCATGTATTAAATCTTCTCTACTTGCCCATTTTTGAGGGTGGGACACTGAAGGGAGGGGGGATGACATTTCCTTCTTCGTCTTTGAACCAGCCTTCCATCATCCCCTGAGCCTCTACTGAGGCCATTTCCTTGCGGGACGGGGTGATCCTGACGATATTTCCTTCACGCTCAACAAGGGGATCGATACCTTCAGATTCGTGGTAAGCGAACTGCCCTCGGTGTAGGTGCGGAGGAATGACGATGTCTCCGACATATCCCTTCCTTCCGATGTTTCCAATCGACTCCTGCCGACCATATGATCCGATCTGCATCGCAGCCTCTAGACCTGCGTGAGTACGGGGAGTAATAACGGTTACGTCTTGCTTTACAAGACCCGTATCGTCTTGCCACCCGCCCATGCCCATGTTTGCGCCACGAACATTCAAAGCATTTGCATGAGCAGCGTTGAACTCTTGAATCTGTTCGGTACCGGGCCGTGTTGGATCAAGGGCTACCTCGGCACCTCGTCCCTCTTCTGGTGCGAATGCCGTCGATAGGGCATCCTTGGCTTGACGACCAGCGCCACGACCAGTCACACGGAGTGTGAAGCCACCATTAGCAGCGGCTTCTGCCGTCTGCGCCGCTTCCGCTTCGGTGATCTCCCCACGACGGACACCTGACCGTTTTCCCTCTGCTTTACGCCGTGAAGCCATGCATTTCTCCTCGCTCACCAGTATTCCCAAATATAGTACAGGTTATCACATATCAATATATTTAATGTCCAGAACCATGTCATCTGGAATGTGATTAGGATCAGCAACGATCAATTCCCCGCTGTCGTCCAGATAGTGGGTTGAGTACACGGTGGTATAGCCCTCCAACTTCTTCTCCTTTCGGAGAAGCCATCCGAGAGTCATCGGCTTCACAGCCTTCGGATCATATTCAGAATGAACGACCCAACCGCTTGGGCCTTCAAATGCGTCCATCCATGTGATCAATACTGCAACAGGTTCCATAATTACACCGTAAATACCTTTCCACGATAGAAAGCCATTTCAGCATGAATCGGTACCTGCTCGTAGAAGAACAAGTGTTCGTCCTCTGTCTCAAAGTTCACTACACCGATTCCCTGCTGCCAGTCCTCGGTAACGGTGAGTGGGCGACCATCCAGATCGATGCCACCCTTGGTGCTAGGAACAGGCCCATCACAACGGGCAAGGCATCCGGGAGATGCGGCCATGATGGTCTTCGGGCCGTCCCAGTCATTACGGGTCTTTTCAGCCCACTCACGACGGTGAACGTGGCCGTAGATCACGGACACCTTCTCATTCCCGAGGTACTTGTGCGCCGT